GGCAGCGGCGGCGTAGATCAGGCGGCGGGAGGTGGTGAGTTCCACCCCGTAGCCATTGACGCGGGCACGGCCCTCGCTGACGGTATAGACCTGCTCGCCGGTTTGCAGGTCGGCGGCGGCAGCGACGGTGAGGCCGCCGACCACGTAGGAGCCGCCGGAAGAGTCGCGGTCGTAGCGTGCGAGCGCCTGCGTCACGCCGTCCAGGTTGGGCGGCGGCTCCTTGGCCCGCAGGATGCCGTTCTCGACCTGATAGACCGGGAAGAACTCGCCCGCTTGACCGTCGCCGGCAAAGCCCCACACGGCCTCGATCTTGAGGCGGGCGGCGCCGGGCTCCTGATAGTTGCGGGTGCCAACGGCCGGATCGCGCAGGCTGGGGTCTTCCAGCTCGGTGATGACCGTTTCCTGCAGGTACAGGCCCACGGCGATCACGCCCACGACCGGGACGATGATGATCTTGGGAGCCACGCCACGCACAGCGCCCTTGAGATAGACGGCACCAGCTTCGCAGGTGGTTTCCCCGGTGTCGGCATTGACGATGACGCGGGCGTCGCGGATCACGTCGCCGTCGCGGAACAAGGCATCTGCGACGCCCTGGATGCGGCCGGCAAAGTTGGACTGGACTTCGTTGAATTCGGACGACTGCACCGCGAAGCCGGCGCGGAACAGGTGCGCGTCGAAGTTCTTGGCCGGGTCGTGGCGGTTGTAGTAGCCCTCGGGCATGGTGGTGGACATGGCCTCTCCTTAAAGGGTGATGACGTGTTCAAAGGTCTCGCGGGTGGCCGGCGAGCGGTTGATGGGGGTGATGCGCTCCAGGGCGACCAGGGTGCCGGGGGCGACGATCTGGCCCGGCTCGAAGTAGCGCTGGCCAGCCGGCAGGCCCGCCTGCACCTCGGTGCCGGCGAACAGGGCGACCTCGCGGATCACCGAGGCCGGGGCGTCGCCGAAGTCGTAGGCGATGCGGAACAGGAGGTGCCGCGTCGGCGTGGCCGAAACGGTGTAGCGCCCGGTCGGGACGATGATTTCGCCGGTCGGGTCTTCGGTCACGAACTGCACCTGGGTGACCAGGCGCCGGCCGACTTCATTGACCAAGGCGGTGGCGTCGATGGGTTCGGGCACCGGCGTGGTGTCCCAAGCTGCATCGCCCGTGCCCCAGGCGAAGTGCATGGTCTGCGAGGCGAGTGCGGCGGCCAGGGCGGCGCGTCCGCTGTGGATCAAGGTTGCCATGTGGCGTTTCTCCTTATGAAGTCAGGGTTTGGTGGGTGGTACCGATGTCGCCGCCCCAGCGCCGGTCGTCCCAGCCGCCCGCCCAGGGGTAGCGGCTGGCCCGGTCGCCGATGCCCACGGTGCTGCCGGTATGCAGGCGACCGATGGCCAGCTCGCCCGTTGTCTCGGTGAGCGGCGCATCCGACCAGCGGAGCGACCCGTCCATGCGAACTTGGCCGCGCCAGTCGGCGAGGCTGGTATGCAAGCCGTGACGGCTGGTACGGCTGCCCATCTGCCCGAGGTCGGACGGTGCGACAGCAGCGAGGCCGTGCGTGACGACCCACACTTCATCAATCGGGGTACGGACGCGGCCGGGGTCAAAGGCCGACAGCTTCGAGTCGGGGTCTGACCAGAAGAAGCGGTTGATCGCCGTCTCGGCGTAGCCGCCGAAGCGGGTGTTGGGCTCGCCGAGACGCCAGTCTTCGGAAAGCCCAAAGGCGGCGCGGGCGATACGGCGGTGCGGCTTCATCGGCAGCCAGCGGCCCCAGGTGCGGGCATCCCAAGCGCCAGTCCAGCGCTTGGGCGGGGCGTTGCCGGCGAGGATGACCGGGTGCAGCAGACCGAGCGCATTGCCGAGGCCGGTCAGTCGGCCGCGTGCCACGGGGTGGTTGAGCACCGGGGCGTCGCCGAAACGGGCGGTGCCGTAGCGGAGCACGTCGGGGTAGAGGGTGCGCGAGGTATGCAGCCGGTAGAGCCGCATGGCGCCGTCCGTCTCCGGGCGCTCTGCCGCCAGGCGCTGGGTGCGGCCGAAGCTCAACTTCACACCGTCGATCCACACCCCGGAGTCGTCCGAGAGGAAGGCTTCCGACCAGCGGTCGCCGGTCGACGCATGCAGGACGCGGCGGTCGTAGCTGCCGTAGAGGCGCACCAGGTGCGAGCGGGCCGGCGCGGCGAAGCGGGCCAGTTCCAGGACTGCCTGCAGGGCGTCGCCGGCAACGGGAGCGCCCAGCTCCAGCTGGTACTCGGCCCAGCGGTTGGCCGAGCCGGTGGTGTCTTCGACCTTGGCCACGTGGCCAGCCCAGGACAGGGCCGTCTCGACGGACCAGGGCGTGCCCTTCGCCCGGTGCCACGCCACGGATTCCTTGATCGCCCGGCGCTTGGCCGCCTCATCGGGCAAATAGGCCCACAGGGGGCCTACCACGTTGAACTGCTCGGCGAGGATCGGCAGCGCGTCGGCTGGCACCAGGTCGATCAGATACACCAGGATCGGCGTCAGATCGAGGCCGGTCATCCGTGCCGCCAGGGCATCTATCGCCCGGCTGCGATCATCCACGGCCAGCGGCGGGACCAACAGCTCAGACATCTTCCACCATCCTTCCGAGGGACACGGTCACCCCGGTGCAGCGCGGCCACTCGGACAGGGACAGCACCCGCTTGGCGGCCGGCTCCAGCACGCGCACGTCGTACAGGCCGTCGATGTCATGCAACGCGGTCTTGATCTGCGCCGGGACGATGTCGCCCCCCAGGCGGCGGGAAAGGTTCACGGCAAAGGCCAGGCAGCGATCACGGGCGACCTGGCGGACCAGGTCCGGGACTCGGGACGCCAGCACGTCGACCTCCAGGCTGATGGCGTAGTCCACCGCCTGCGCCGGGATGGCCTCGATCCGGTCATTCATCATGCGGGCCTTGCTGTCGGTTAGGGCAGCCTGGACGCGCTCGATGGTCTCGACCGGGGGAGCACCGTCGCGCCCCAGCACCACCACCTGCACGGTGCCGTCCGGACGCGGGGAAATCACCTGCACATCGACCGCATCGGCGGCGGCCGTCATGGCGGCCAGACGGTAGCGGTTGATGGAGCCCCAGGAGAAGGCTTCCGGCGCCAGCTTGATGCGGGCACGCAGACGCTCATCATCCTCGGCGTCCATGCCGCCACGGGTGACCGTCAGGTTTTCCACCTGGTCGATCACCACCTGCAGCTCATCGACCAGGACGGACACCTGGCCCGGCAGGTAGCCGTTGGCGGTGCTACCGGATTCGACCGCAGCCACCACGAACTCGGCCGATGTGGCGCCGATGGCCACGTCCACGGCCTTCTCGCTCTGGAACTGGATGCCGCCGGTCGTCTCGACACGCACCCCAACCGGAAGCTGGAAGGCGACGGCGGCCGGTTCCATAAAGATCAGGCGCACTGTGGTGCGGGCCGGCTGGGCGGGCAGGCGGAAGACGCCCAGCAGCTCGCCGAGGTAGTCGAGCATGGGAGCGCGGGCGAAAGCCACCAGGTTCTGCTCGGCTGCCTCCTGGATGCCGATTCGCACCAGGCTCTCGCGGTAGGAGACGAGATCGACCAGCAGCCGGTCCACTTGCGCCGGATACAGCGTCTTGCCGGTCATGGCCTCGTACTGCGCAACCATCTCGGCGATCACCGCCTGGGGGTCGCGGTCGATGAAGTTGGGTTTCGGCAGGTCGCTCATTTGTCGAACCTCACCGTGGTAGCCCTGCGAGCGCCACCGCCGACCGGCGTCCATTCAACGAGCAGCTCGACGGCCGCCAAGGCGTGCGAAACCTTCACCTGGACGTCGTCGATCCGGGGCTCCCAATCCCGGATGGCCAGGACCGCCTCACGCACCAGGTGGGGCGTGACGCGGTTCTGCGGCCAGTCGATATACAGATGGATGTTGGAGCCGAAGGGCGGGTTGTGCGGGTCGCTCCCCTTCGGCGTCAGCAGGATCGTGCGGATGCACTGGTCAATGTCGTCCAGGCCGCCGACGATGTCGTCGGTGCCCAGCTCAGGCTGCCAGTCGAGATGCGGGATGCGGTCGGTGCTCATGCCGGCTAGGATGCCGGCCACCGAACCGCGAGGATATTAAACGGCTTTAAAGCTTAAAGCGGGCTCAGTGGGAGTGGTGATTCGAGTTGCCGCCTGCATCCATGATGCTGCCGCTCGCGTTGACGTTGCCATTCACCTGGACATTGCCGTCGATGACTGCCGCAGCGCCAGCGCCGCCCGAGCCGGCCATGCCGCCCTGGTACGTGAGCTTGCCCTTGACCAGGAGGTTGCCGGTGCAGGTGGTCTGCGGTGCGTCGATGGTCACCTTCGGAGCCTTGACCGTCACCGGCCCTTCAGCCGTCACATTGACTGGCCCTGTGGTGACAATGGTCAGGGTGCCGCTGCTCCGGTCGTACTCGAACAGTCCGCCGTCAAAGAAGCTGAAATGCATCTTGTCCGGGCTTTCCACCGGGGCTTTGTCCGCATCCGAATAGATGGCGCCCAGGACGCAACCGGCCTCGAAATTCTCGTCCAGGACGCAGGCCACATGCTCGCCGACATCGAGCGTCAGGCATTCCCTGTCCTTGAGGGACTTTTTGACGACCAGCGGCAGCCAGTCGGAGAGCAGGCCGTCCAGGTCAGGGAACTGGACGCGGGCAAAGCCGGGCTTGGCAGCCTTGACGATGCCCTCCTTATACGACACGCCTCCCGTGTTCTCAGCCATTGGATGCCCCCAGCCGCTTTTCGGTGACGCGCTTGGCCTCGATCTCGGTGCGGTAACCGCCGCCGCGATCCATGTCATGGCGGCTGCGCACCACATGGTAGGTGCCGCCGAACTTACCCATGTCTTCCAGGTAGAAGTTGATCCCCGCCACCAGCTTGGGGTTGCCGAACAACGTCAGCTCCAGCTGAGTCGCGTCGATGTTGGCCTCTTCGAGGGCGGCCTTTGCCTTGGCCTTCGCCTGTTCCTCGGACTCGACCCGGACGTTGAGCTTCAGCCGGTCCTCGCTGACGCTGCCCTTGCCGGCCCGGCCGGTGTCCTGCACCTTGTAGTGCTTGAGCCGCTTGGTCTTGGCGTCGTGGTACGACACCTGCGCCTCGCGCACCACGCCCATGATCTTGTCTTTGACGTGGTAGCGGGTCAGGTCGCTGCGGGATAGCACCAGGATGGGCTTGCACTGGCGAAGCTCGCTGCGCTTGAAGAAGACCATCTTACTGCCCTTGATGCTGAAGGCGTAGCCGTATTCCCCGGCCAGGCGGCGCATGAAGGTCAGATCGTTCTCGTGGATTTGTGTCACGCGCCGAATCTTGATCGGCTCGATCTTCCCCACCAGTTGCAGCTTGAGACGCCGAGCTACCCGCTGGGCGATGGCGGCCAGCGTCGTGTTCTCGTAAGCCTTGCCCTGGTGGGTGCGATAGGGATGCTTCACGCCAGCCGCAATGGCGCGGATCACGATAACGTCGGGCGGGCCATCCCCCCCAATCTCGTCGATCTCGAAAGCGCCGCAGTCACGCATCGGTTCGCCCTCATAGCCGAACTTGAGGCTGATGGTGTAACCCTTTGTGGGATACCAGCTTCCGCGAAATTTCCCCTCGGCATCCTCCAGGCGGATGTCCAGCGTGTCGGCCTCACCCTCGACGAAATCCGTGTAGCTGACCGACAGCAGATAGGGTGTCAGGTCGGCTGTGACATTCCGTCCGTTCATGATCGCCTCCCAGGTGGGGTGCATGACTTGATTCAGCGTTCCCACGGCGGCAGCTCCTCTGTGGCAATGACTTCGGATTTCTCGATTACGGGGATCAGCAGCTCGATGCCGCCACGCAGCACCGGGGACCGAGGCACGCCAGGATTGGCGGCGATGATGCGCTCGTAGTCGGTCGCCGAACCGTAGTAGCGCCAGGCAAGCAAGTCCCAGCGCTCGCCGTCCTTGGTGATGTGTCGGATCACGTTCATACGACGATTCCCTCCGGCTCGCTGCGCACGGTCACCTTGGACGCTAGGCGCGTCACCGCCGGGCCGACCCGGTCCAGGTTGCGCCCGATGATGGTCATGTTGCCCTCCAGAGCGTAGAGCCGCGACGGCAGGCTTTCCGGCGACAAGCCGGTCAGTAGCGCCTGGGCATTCCTGGCTTCGCCTGCGATCTGGCTGGCGGTGGCCATCACGGGTGCCGCATCGGCCATCACGGTACGCACCGGGGTCAGTAGCTCGCCCAGGGTGCCGGCATTGGTCCCCAACGTGGCGAGTTGTGGCCCGACCATGCCGAGGCGAGCGATGGCCCCCAGAGGGTCGCTGACCAGCTGCTTGACGGCCGCGATGGTCTCGGTTGCCGTCCGAAAGGCGGTCATGGCGGTCTTTGCCACGCCCACGGCTTGGCCAAGCGCCAGGCGGGCCTCGGCGAGCGGCGCCTTGGTGCTCTCGGCCCCGGCGACGACCTTTTCCACCTGCGGCGCGGGCGGCTTGCCCGGTGCCTGCACGGCCGGCGTCTCGAAGCTGACGCGCCCGACACCCGGCGGCGGGACGTGCTCTTTGAGGGAGACGCTTGCCTCGACCGACACCAGGGTGCCGATCAGGTCCGTCTGCTCCGACGTCACCGAGATCTCGGTGACGACGAACTCGCCCTTGTATTCCCCGGTCGCCAGCACGAACGGCAAGGGCTCGTGCATCTCCAGCGCGTCCTGCAGGCGGGCGACCTCCAGCTCGGGATCGCAGTAGAGCTGGTGGAACTTCAGCTTGAGCGTCCATTCGTCCAGCTTGTCCCCGATCCACTGGATGCGGGGCTTGCCCTCGATAAGGGCGTGCTCGGCATAGTCTGAGCCGAAGCGCCCCTCCAGGCCGTCGAAATAGGTGATCAGCTCGAATTGAATCTCGCCCAGGAGTGCGAATTGCATCAGAAAGCCCTCCGCTGTTGCTCGGCCATGAAGCGCCGCATGTTGGCCTCGAATTCGCGGTAGCCGTCAGCTAGGGCGGTCTTGACCTGCCCGCCGACGTCGCCGCCGCCAGACACCTGAATGACCGGGCTGAAATGCACGGTGACGGCCCCGGCTGCCGCGCCTTGACCGCCGGCTGCAGACGGCATGCGCACCGGACCAACCGACATCGGCCCCGTGCGGGCGCCCCCCAGCGCGGTACCGGCCAGGCCGCCCACGGCCTTCTGCACCCTGGGCAGGCTGGATTCGATGCCGATGGCCGCGCCCTGGCCGATGTTGTCGCCGAAGCCCATGAAGACGCGGGACGGCGAGCGAATGCCGAGCAGCCCCTTGAATGCCCCGGCAACGTCGGCGCCGATTTTCTTGATCGCCTCCACCGGCTTGCTGGCCAGCGACTCGATACCGCGCCACAGGCCCTGCACGATGGCCACGCCCGCGTCGAAGAACTTGCCCGGCAGCTCGAAGATCGTCTTCACCAGGCGTCCCACCCACAGGATGGCGCGGGCAATCCCCTGGCCGACCGCGACGCCCATGCTGCGGGCGGCGCCGCCGGTGTCTTCGACCTGGCCGAACACCCGCGACAGCCAGTTCCAGACGGCCCTCAACGGTGTCAGGATCGGCGCGAACGCGGCCGTGGCCAGCGCGGCGAACTGGCGGAATGCCGGAGCCAGCGGCCCCAGCCCGGCCTTGATCCCGGACCACATGCCGGAGAAGAATGCTGCAATCGGTTTCCAGTATTTGAAAATCAGGAAGGCGGCACCCGCCACCAGGGCGATGATCCAGCCGATGGGGTTGGTCAGCAGCGCCAGGGAAAAGGCCCGCATGGCGACGATGGCGCCCTTGATCCCGGTGACCAGGGAACCGGCGAAGGATGCAGCCAGGCCGCGCAGCCCGGCGACGGTGAGCAGGTTGGTGCGCACCCAAGCCATCGACGCCACGGTCCAGGCCCGCATGGCCGCCACGGAGCTGCCGATGCTGGCCACCAGTTGCCCGGACATCGTCACGATCCAGGCCCGCGTGGCGCCTGCCAGCTCCAGCATGCGGTAGCGGGTGGTCATGAGAGCGTACTGAAGCGCCTGCCACAGACCGCCTCGGTAGGCGATTGCATTCTGCAGGCTGGACAGCGCGATCTGCGCCCGCTGCACCCCCATGAGGCGAAGAATCTCCAGGCGATGGGCGGCAAGCCAGGCAATCGCCAGCCGGGACGCGGATGCCATGCTCTGGATCGCGCTCATGCCGCCCAGGATGAATTTCCCAGCGGTACCCGCCACCAGGCCCAGGGCGCCCAAGGCGACGGCCAGCAGCCCGACCACGAGCACCGACGTGCCGATCACGCCCACCAGGAGCTGGTGCTTGCCGATCCAGGTCATCAGCGGGCCGCCGACGAAATCGTTGAAGCCGACGATGACCGGGCCGAGGAAGGTGGCTATGGGCTCGCCGACCGCCGCCAGAGCGTTGGTCATGGTGCCCGTGAGGGCCTCCCACTTGTTTTTGATGGTGGAAAGGGACAGCTCGATCCGCTTCTGCAGATCGGCCTGCTGCTCCATCTTCTGAATCGCTTCCTGGTAGCCGGCCAAACCCTTCTCGGCAATGATGGCCGCAGGCCGCCCGGCCTCGACGCCGAACAGCCGCTTGAACAGGTTGAGCTGATCCTGTGTGCTCATCACCTTGGTCTTCTCCAGCTGCTTGACCAGGTTGTCAATGCCCATGAAGCTCCCCTTGTCGTCGAAGAACTCCAGGTTGATGCCGTACTGCTTGAGGTCCGCATTGACCGCCTTCATTTCCTTGGAAGTCTTGGCCAGCTTGTCCTTCAGCTCGGCGGTGCGGTTGAGCAGCATGGCGAAGTTGGTGCCCCAGGAGCTGCCTTCCAGGGAAACGCCGGCCCCGAGGCCCTGGAGCGCCATCAGCTTCTTGGCGTTCTCCAACCCCTTCAGACCGAGGATGTTCTGAGTGGCGCCGGAATAGCTGGAGGCGATCTTAATGTCCTGCGGCGTCATGCCGAAGGCGAACCGCGCCCTCTGGGTGAGGTCGGCCATCTTCTCCAGCTCGTTGTCCGCCAGGCCATACGCTTCCCGCAGCTTGGCTACCATCTCAGCCGCCTCATGGGCCGGCATTTTGAGCAGCACGGACAGGTAAGACGCCGACTTGAGGCCACCGTTGAGGATGGTGTCGAAGCCGGTGCCCTGTTCGATCAGGGCGCGGGCGGCACCGATGAAATCGGCCGTGGTGCCCGGCAGGATGTTGCCCAGCTCGATGGCCTGCTTGTTGATCGCCTCGAATTGCGAAGGCACCCGGCCCAGGCTGTCCATCATGGCCACTTTGAGGCTGACGGTCGCGTCCTCCAGTTGGGCGAACGCCTGCAGGGGCTTTGCCACCGAACCGGCCGCGATCATGCCGCTGGCCAGGGTCGCCCGGCCGAACTGCTCGGCCTGGTCGGAGAGCTTCTTCATTTTTTCCTGCACCTGCCCGAGGCTGGCGAGGCTCTTGCTGGACGCGGAAGCCACGACGGCAGACATCTGGTCGTAGGCTTTCAGCATCAACCCGATGGTCATCATGCTGCCGAGCATTGGCTATACTCCTTGTATGGGCACCTTGTTCAAACTTGGTATCGCGTATCTCCTGGCACCGACCTTCGTGGCCGGGGTTGCTTGGCTCGTCGCCGCATCCCTGGGGGTCACGATGGTGGGAGGGGTCGTGGTATTGGCCGTCGCACTCGGCCTGGTGCTCGCCGTCGCCATCTGGAAGGCTGCCAGCCGCCGGATGAAGAACCGCTTATCGCCAGTTCGCCGCCGCCATCCACGTCCCGCCGCGTGGTATCAGTGGCGTTGATTGTTGCCGACCCTGCAAGCGCCGGCTATTAAACCGCTTTAAAAGAAAACGCCCGCATTGCGCGGGCGTCGTCATTGATGCATTTGGGCCTGCATGGCCTCGGCTTTCGCTTCCAGGTATCGCCTGGTCTCCTGACACCAGTAGCCCAGGTCAGGAAGCTCCATATCAGCCAGGCGGTCGAGACCCGTATGGACGGTCTCGGCCATCTGGATCAGGGCTTGGGCGTCGGGCCAGACTTTCCCATTTCACCCAGCTCCTCGGAGAGGCGCATCACGTCGAAGAGGTCCATCTCCTCGAAATCTTCCATCAGGCACGGCTTGCCATCCACCTCGACGATCTCGGACAGCAGGGCGAAGCTGATCTTGGAGGAGTCGCCATCGGCCTTGCGCTGGGCGTTCATCAGGGCCTTGCCCTTGCGCCGGAGGAAGACGGCCTTGGCGCCGCTGGGGAGCGTGATTTCCTTGAGCACGCCCGGTTTCTGGTTGGTGTTTTCAGCCATTACTCGGTCCTTTCATTACTCGATGTTGGCGCGGTAGTTAGCGAGCTGATCCTCGCCGGCCACCTTGTAGATGTTCGACATGGGGTCGAACTCCAGGATGTCCTGGCCGTCCAGCACCTGCTTGATGTAGTAGCAGGCGAAGCCGGTCGGGAACTCGGCGTTGTCATGCTGCTTGAACGTGCCGCCGGGGTTCTTCTTGAAGGCGACGGTCAGGAAGGTGACCAGCGACTTCTGCTCGGTGCGGCCCTGGCTCGTGTAGGTCTCGACGCTGCAGCGCACCTGGAGCGAGACGAACTTGAACGGGTTGGCCACCTTGGTCATGACGTCCTTGTAGAAGGACGACCACTTAACCTCGCCCTCCATCTTGTCGAAGCCGGACGGCAGCTCGATGGTGCCAACCATGCCCAGGGCCTTGTGCTCGTTCATCTTGGCCGTGACGTCGGGGAGCTTGATTTCCTCGGCCTTGCCCAGGAGGGTACCGCCGTCCAGGTAGACATTGGCGTTGGTGATGCGATTGATGCTGACGCTCATGGGGCCTCCTTATTTTTTGCCGAGGTTCTTGAGGTAGTCGATGTTCACCCGCGTCTTGTGGGTGATCCGCTCGGCCGGGGTCGGCGGCATGTAGTCGCGCCGGAAGGTGACATGGCCTGCGGCCAGCTCGGTCGGCTCGTTGTCCGCCGGGTCGTACCAGCAGCGGCCGTCCAGGATGGCGCCATCGGCCACCAGCTTGCGCAGGAAGCCATTGACGCTTTCCGCCACCGAGTCGATCCAGGCGTTGGTGATCGGCTGGTCGATGAACTGCAGGCAGAAATACTCGATGGACTCGTCGATGATGTCGCCCGTCGCCAGCACGTTCTCGAAGTTCGACGGGTGCGTGTCGGTCGGCCAGGCCGCAGAGCGATTGCCCCACAGGCGCAGGCCGGTGCCGAAGGAGTTGAACACCGTGGTGATGCCGACCTCGTTGAGCAGGTTCGCCTCGCAGTTCGGGTCGTTGATCATGGCGCTGATGGTGCGCTCGACCCCGGTGATGCCGGCGATCTCCTGGTTAGACATCGACCACCAGTATCCCTTCTCGATGTCGATGGCGTTGCCCAGGCCGGCGGCACGCTGGGAGAGCGGCTCCAAGCGGTCGACATTGGTCGTGGCGTCATAGACCTTGACGTGCGGGTAAAAGAGCCGTGCTCGTGCGCTCGACGTATTGAAGTTGATGACGCCGGCCGGGCCGCGCCCGGTGATCGCCTGGGTCGGAGTGATGCCGATGGGGGCATCGATGTAGGCCCGTGCCCGCAGGCGGTTGGCCATCGCGATCATTTCGGTGGACACGCTGTTCAGAGTGCAGAACACCGGGGCAATCAGCCGTTTGGGGAAGAAGCCGAACAGGGTGAAGCTGTCCAGCAGCGCCTGCATGCCGGTACGCTTGCCGGCCGCATCGATGGCGCCAATGATGTCGGCCGCCGTGACCTTGGTCGGATCGGCGTAGTCATAGCTGACGGCCTTGACGGTGGCGCCCACGGCAATCGCACCGCCAGCCAGACGCGTCAAAGTGCCGGTGACGGCGTCCAGGGTGAAATCGGTGCCAGCCGCATAGGACGTGGCGCCGTCGCTGCTCTTCAGCACCAGGTTGGCCACGGCGGGATGGGCGAGCTTGACGCGGTCGTTGGCCGCGTCGAAGGTCACCGACTCGTTGGCCGCGGCCGTCTTGTGGATGGCGGGATCGAGGACGTTGATCACGATGACCACGCCGGAGGTGGGACGGCCCTGGTCGAAGTTGGCGTCGAGGGCTTGGGCGACGGTGAAGCCGGGCAGTTGAGAGCCGAACTGCACCGCATCCTTGTCGGCCAGCACCAGGGTCGGCACGTTGACCGGACCAGTCGGTGCGGTCCCGATCAGGCCGGTGACCGCCGACTTGACGAGTTTGACGGGGCGCGGGCCGTCCTTGATGACAATCGTTTCGACGCCGTGCAGGAAGTTTGCGGCCATTACTTGGCTCCTTTCTTGGCGGTGGTGGAAGCTTCAGGCTGGGCCACGGCGGGCACATCACCCTCCGGCACCAGGTAGCCCAGAGCGATCAGCGTCTTGACGTACTCATGGTCGTCCGGCAGCTCGACGGTCGAGCCACGGAACAGCACCACGTCCACGTCCTGCCCGCCGACCTTGAGCGTGACGCTCGAATCAGTCGGGCCTTGGTACTTGAACTTGCGGTTCATTCGGGTTTTCTCCTAAGAAGGTGAGACGGGTGGAACGGGGCGACAGGTCGGGCTCTTCGTCCTCGATCACGGTGGTGGTGGTCACAAAGTCGATGGCATAGCGCCACTCGCCACCGTGCTCACCGAGGAACTCATCGCTCACCGGGACGAGCTTGCCGAAGGCAGGCGGCGCATAGCCGGCAAGCGCCAGGCGCACTTGCTCCAGCGCCTCGGTGATGCCGTCCTTGCCGTGCAGGGAGCGCATGACCAGGGTGACTTCCAGCCCCAGGCGGCGCTCCTGGACGACGATGTTGGTGTCCATGATCGGGCCGTACTTGGAGCCGGCATAACGCACCAGGAGCGCACCGACCGGGTGATCCAGGCGATAGCTTTCCGGCTCGTCGGGGTACAGCTCGACCGACAGGCCGGGGAAGCGAACCGTCAGCCGCTCGATGGTGGCCAGCTCCAGTGCCTCGCAGGTGTTTGGAATAACGGGCATGTCAGTACCTGTTGAGGAGGTCAGGGCCGAAGCGGCGGGCACCGCTACGCTTGACGCGCATCTTCGATGGCTCGGGTTGGGCCACCTGGGTGGATGCGACGCCGATGGTGAGCGAGCCCTTCTGGATCGCGGCCAGCATGTCCATCGCCGCCTTGTAGGCCCGCACGACGGCCGGGGGCAGATCATCCTTGCCTTCCGGCCGCCGAGCGTAAAGCCAATGGCGGGTGATGTTCACCGTCAGCTCGCGGACCACGGTGGGCACTTCCTGGAGCGGCAGCTCGTAGCGACCGCGCAGGTAGCCGTCGATCACCTCTTCGGCGTGCACCACGGCACGCTCGATGACCGCTAGGTTGGGCTCGTTGGCCGGCGCCGTGTCGTTCGACAGTTGCGCCAGCGTTCGGGCCGGGATCGCCAGCGTCAGGTCGTCGAGGGTGCAGTAGCGCATGGCTGACTCCGGTTGCCTTAGCTGATCTTCAGTTCAACCAGCGCTTCGGGATACAGGCACAGGGCCAGCGGATTGGCCTGCGCCTCCAAGTCCCAGCCCTTGCCCATGCGGCGCTCCTCGGCCTTCGAGTAGTACGGCTGGCCGACCGTGTTGACGGTCTCGTTGTAGTTGGCCGGGGCATTGACCATCTGGAACACGCCGCTCGCCAGCGGGAAGACCTGGGCCACGTCGGTGGGGATGAACTTCTGCCCGGAGACCTCGACGTCGTACTCGACGAATTCGATGTCGCCATAACGGAAGCCCTTGCGCATGTCGCCGCCCAGGCGGTCTTGCGCTTCCTGGTAGTTGGCGTAGGCCGCCTTGACGGTCGCATGGCTGGTCAGCTTGTCGAAGAAGTCCGGGCCGCACAGGGCGCGGAAGCCGGTCACCATCACGCCGTTGAGCTTCTTCTCGGCGTGGCGTTTGGCGTCCAGGCAGAACTTGCGAACGTCGGTGGTATCGGTGCCGAAGGCGATGCCGATGCTCTTCTTCGTGACGCCGAACTCCTGGTACAGGTCGTAGATCACGCTGCCGTCCGCGTCGAGCAGCTTGCCGCGCAGGGCGCCGACACGCTGCCACTCGCGGGTGGCTTCGATGCTGTTCTTCAGCCCCTGCAGCTTGTCATTGATGACCTTGGCCTGGGCGTTCTCGACGCTCTCCTGGCCGAAGGGCGCGATGTTCTGCAGATCGGACGACATCAGCTGGGCGGACAGCGGCAAGTGCAGGGTCTCGAAGACGCGACGACTGCGGCTGCTGCCCTTGGCCGGCTGCGGATCGGCATTGCGGGAAGCATTGGGCACCAGGATCAGACGACCTTCCTGCTGATCGATGACCACGGTGGTGGTGGTGATGCCCTTCTCCTGGAAGAGGCCCATCGCCCCCACTTTGCCGGGAACGGCGGGGAGCTTGTTGACCGCCGCCGTGAGAGTGGCGACGTTGAAAAGGTTTGCGAGATTCATGCAGGTCTCCTTGGGTTACAGCGAGGGGCGCACGACGATGCCGCGTGCTTCCAGTTCGGTGGTGGCGGTGGCCTTCTGGGCATCGGTAGCGCCAGCGGGCCAGACCAGGCTGGACGCTTCGACCACCGCGCCACGGGCGATGACGACGCCGGGCTTGTCGCCGGCCGTGGCGTCCACGGTCTCGGCGGCGACGGCGCGGGACTTCTTGGCGTCGCCGGTGCTGGCCGGGTCGAGGGCCTGGTACTTGCCGCTCACCAGGGCGAGGACGGTGCCTTGCGGGTAGACGGCGCCTGCGGCGAACGGCGCGGTGTCTTTGCTCCAGCCGGGATGAACTTCAGCCAGCAGCAGGTCGGACAGGGGCTTGGGTGCGTCATAGGTCGGCATGGCTTACTCCTTGTTGTTGGCGGCACGGGATTCGGCATCGGCCACCAGGGGATTGACTTGGGATTGGGTGGCGGCGCGATCCTTGGTCGCCGACTCGCCGAACTCGACCACCTTGCCGAGGTCGGCAAAGAGGGAGCGGAAGGCTTTGGCCAGCGGCTGCTTGTCGTCGCCCTCGCCGAACTCGACATCCTTGCCGTCGTCGCCGGGAGCGCTGACCTGGTCGAGCACGGCGACCAAGACATCCTTGTGCTTGGGCGCGAGCTTGCCCGCCGTAACCAGCTGCTCGGCGAACTCGGCGTTGTCCTGGTGGCGTCCGGCTTGCGCCTGCGCCGCCTGATCCGCCTGGATCGTGGCGAGCTGCTGTTTGAGCTGGGCGTTTTCGGCCTCCAGCCGGGCCTTTTCTTCCGGGGTCACATGGTTCTCCTCGTGAGTGGGTTGAGTGGGTGAAGCGGGAACGGTCTCGGAGAAGGCCGGCTGCACGGCTTCGTCGGCCTTGCGGGCGGCGGCTTCCAGGTCTTCCACGTACCAGCCCGGCAGCGCCTGGTCGGCGTCCTCCAGGCCGAACTTGGCCAGCAGCCATTCGCGCATGCGGCGCAGCGCACCGGCCACCGGCCAGGCGGGCGCATCGGCAAACTCGACAGGCTCCTGGAAAGCGACGCAATCGTCGGCATCGTCCGCGAAGGCCGGATCGTCCAGGCCCTTGACGGCCGGCGGCTGGGCGCCAAGGAAGCCGACATGGCGCAGATACCAGACGCCGGGCGCCGGATTGTTGGGGGAGTCAGGGCGGTAGAACTTCGCCGATACCTTGCCATAGCGGCGCTTGCCGACCTGTTCCGCGAAGGCGGGCTCGACATCGCGGTGGGCGGCAAACAGACCGCGAGCATTGGCGGCGAGCGACAGCACCCAGCCTTGAGCCGGGTCGTCGGTCTTGGGGTGGCCAATCACCAGAGGGGCTTCGTGCAGCTTGGGGTTGTAGGCCCCGGCGGTTGCGGCGAGGTCAGCCTCGGTGAACTCGATAGCCTCGCCCGCCATCGTGGTGTGGCAGCCGGGCTTGAAGATATGGATGAGGTTCGCTTTCATGCCGCCATGTTGGCGGGCGAACCGAGGGCGGTCTTTTAACCTGGTTTAAAGACTACCGGGAGGCGTTGCAGGAAATCGGAGGGGGAGTACCGGGGAGAAATGCCCCGCGTTCGATTTATAAACCGATTTACAGGGTCTTTACCGTACCTCGACGGGGAAAGCCCCGCCATTGGGGTAGAAAACAGCGCGTAGGCCGACTACGAAAAACGACCAGGCGGACGCTTGCCTACCTACTTTGCACCTTCATCTGGCGCTTTTTCTCGCGCTCTTGGGCGAGCGCCATCTTGTCTCTGATCGCACCAGCTTCATGTCGGATGAACTTGCTTTGTTCGGCCTTGCTGCGGTGGGAGAAGTAGCGAGCAATGCGCCCAGGGGTTTCTCGAATCAGCCTGTCAAACTCGTTCATGGCCTCATCAAACCGTCCCGCCTTTTGCAGGTAGAGGGGAAGTCTCAGCCAGGCGAGGACTGGATAGGAAACCGGCGACCTCTGCATGCGGGCGTCGGCCTTCTTCAGGCAGGAGATGGCCTGATCCCAATCCTTGGCATCTGCATGCCGGGTGGCATCGCGCAGCAGGGTATCGGTTTCCGGGTCTTCGGCGAACAATGCTTGCTCCCCTTCACATCAATTGCACTTGGCCCCACTTGGCCGCTCCCAGGGAGGAACAGAGCACGGGTCGGTCTCGGCAACGGTCTTGTGTTGCGGCTTCGCTGACGACTTACTACTGCGCTCCCAGGGAGGCAGATCAGCCCCTCCTGATGTTCGAGCCTGGGCCGCCGCCATTTCCCTGTCCCACTTTTCACGAGGCATCTTGAGCACCGGCATCTTGTCGCAAGCTAGGCGTTTGCCCGTTGTCTGCACGAACTCTTCGCACGAGACACTGACCATCTCGGCCATAGCCGCACCGGAGGCAAAAACAGCCGCCACCACAAAACCCATCATCGCCTTCTTCATCACATTGCTCTCCCAAACCAGACCACACGTCCTACCACGATCAGCCCTTCGGCTTCATCAGGGCCAAGAATTTCCGGCTCATAAGCCGGATTGTCGCTCTTGATGATTACCCGCCCATCCAGCTTGCTCTGGATGCGCTTCACCAGGAGGTGACCACGATGCTGGATGACGTAGATGCCATCGGCCGACAGTTCGCAGGCTCTCAAGTCAATCAGCACCAGATCGCCATTGCAGAGCGCAGGCTCCATGCTGTCGCCATGCACTTCGATCAATGCCAGCTTCTGCCGCATCAAACCCATCTTTAACACCCACTCCTGGCGGAATGCCAGGTGATCGACGATCAGCTCAGAGTGGATGAGGGCGCCACCGCCTGCGCTCGCTCGCACGTCGTAGCGGGGAACCATGATGAAGTGATCAGCCTTTGCCACTACCGGCTTCCCTAGCGCCGCTTCAATTAATTCGGTTTTCCCGGACGCGACGGCATACAGGATGTCCCGCACCTGACTTTTCCGGTCATCGGAAAGGGCGAGGGCGGTCACGGCATCCGTCGCCTGGCGCAACGTCGCCAACTCGCCAGCGAAAGCCTGCTCGGATGCCGGCTTGAACATATCGCCGTCACCCGTCGCCAACCAGTCCCCGCTCAGGTGTAGTTTTTCCACCAGCGCTTTTGTCTCGTCTGGCTTGAGCTTCTTCACGCGGCCAGACGTGAGGCTCTTCACCCGATCGAGTGAGGCCCCAAGTACGTCCGCCAGTTGCTCTTGATTCAAAGAGCAGGCCGACATGATCTGTTTCATGAGTGAAGAAATCACACTTTCCCCTTGTCAGGTGCAGTTTTTACACCTACAATCGAACCAACACTAACAACACACACGCCGCTTTCTAACGAACACCACGCGGAGCCGACCATGAATAGATCGCCCGAAGATGTCCGCGCCGAATTTCAGCGCAAAGGCATTTCCATCGCCGGATGGGCAACCGCCCACGGCTTCAACACAAACCTCGTGTTCGAGGTTCTGGCTGGACGCAAGAAAGGCATCCGTGGCCAGTCCCACCGGATCGCCGTGATGCTGGGCCTGAAGGATGGCGAGATCGCCAACCCCGGCGACATCGACCACAGCAACGACCGCCGAAACGCAGAGCGCCGCCATACCTCTGGTCGCCGCGTCGCAGACCCTCTTACTGCCTAAATCACGCCATGACAACACCACGCCAAACCACCAACCACCTGCGCCAGCGCACCCTGCTGACACCGGCCCAACGAGAAGAACTTGAGCGCCGGGCCTATTACCTGGGCATCAGCCTGCAACAAGCCTATATGCGGCTGCGCTCCGGGGCGATCTCCCTGGGCGGGGAATAACGGTCGAACACCATGTCCGCCCAACCATCTACCTCGCTCTTGACCGCCTCGATCTCCACGGGATCGCTGAAGCGGGCCTTCGGCGAGCCGACAAACCGCTCCAGGCTGTCGACCAACGCCTCGGCGTCGAGCTGGCCCGCCTTGATTGCCGCGTCCAACAGCGCCTCAATCATCAGGCTTTGCGCGGTAATCCGCGCATTTAGCCGCTTTTCGATGTCCTGCATGGTCGTCTCCCTGCATCAAATTATCCGCTTTCCATCATACGAGCTGCAAACGGTTTTCACCTGTTCAAAACCGCTATTTGTTCGGAAGTGGACGGCAAAAGGGGATTTCCAATGAGCCGCCGCAATTGGAAACGGGTCACACCGAACAGCCTGCGGGACGCTCTGCGCCTGTGCAAAGACCACGCCCTGGAGAAGAAGAACCTGTCGGTCGAGCGCATCGCCGACCTGATGGGCATCACCGCCGACCTGCTCTACAAGTGGCTTTCCAACGGCCGCCTGCCGGCCATGCTGATCCCCAGCTATGAGCACATCTGCGGCATCGACTTTGTCACCCGCTGGCTGGCCGCCAGCGCCGGGCGGATCCTGATAAGCGTACCCACCGGCCGCAAGGCCAGCGCCACCGACATGCAGGCCCTGCAGGAAGTACTCAACACCGCAGTCGGCCAGCTTCTCCAGTTCTACGCCGGCAAGACCGAAGCCCCCGACACCCTGGCCGCGATCCACCAGGCGATGGAAGGGCTGGCCTGGCACCGGGGCAACGTGGAGAAGCACCTCGCACCCGAATTGGATTTCCAGGAGGACCAACAGTGAAGAAAACCGACTACACCAGCTCATGCCAGCAGCGCATTTTGAAGGTGCTGCTGGCCATGTTCGGCCACGAGATCGACGGCCTGGCCCCTGGCCAGATCGCCAAGTTGGCCGAGATCACCCCGCAGGAAGCCACCCGCGATATTCACAACCTGGTGGTGGCCGGTTACGTCGAGCAGGTTCCGCATAACGGCCAGTACCGAGTCTCCCCCATGCTGGGCCGCAAGGCACTGGCCATCCTGCACACCATCGAGCGCGCCGCGCAGCGCGTGGAAGAAACCCGCAACCGTTACACCCGCAACGCATAACTAAGGGAGAAACCATGCCAAGAAAACCCGCACCACAAGCCGAAGTGATCGAAGTCCCGGTCAATGAAGTGCAACTGGCCGCCGACATAGAGGCGGTCAATGCCCTGGCGCTGGCCAACTCACAGCAGGACGCCACCGTGCGAGCCGTCGCCGCCCAACTCGGCTACCAGCTTCCCGCCGACTGCACCGACCCCGACCTGATTCAGCGCGACATCGCCGCCAACATGCGCCGCAGCGTGGAAGCTTGCCTCGAAGTCGGGCGCGGTCTGCGCGTCCTCAAGGAAGCCTGCGAGCACGGGCAGTTCATCGCCAGGCTTGATGTACTCGGCATCGAACGATCAGTCGCAGCGCGATTCATGCAGGCCGCGACCAAGTTCTCAAATGTTGCGTCGACGCATCATTTGACCAAAGCCATCGGCACCCAGACCAAGCTGTTCGAGATGCTGGTCCTCGACGACGAACAACTCGACGAGTTGGAACTGACCGGCCAGACCGGCGAGCTGAAGCTAGACGACATCGCCACCATGAGCGTCAAGGAGCTGCGCCAGGCATTGCGCGAAGCCCGCGAGGATGCGGAAGCACAGTCCAAGCTCCTGACCGCCAAGAACAACAAGATCGACGAACTGACCGCGAGCAGCTCGAAGCGGCAGCGCGTTTCCCTGACGGATTGGCCCGCCGAGTTCCAGGGCTTCATCAACCAGGTGATGGCCGCCAAGAAGGCAATCGAGGTCAATGCCGGTGCCCTGGACATCATCCGCACCGACGCCATGAGCATCGAGGCCGCCCCCGGCGAGGAAGCCGCCCTGGAGAAGGCCCGCGAATCCCTCGGCCTGGAGCTGTCCGCTGCGATCACCCGCGCCGAGGAATGCATCGCCGCTGTACGCCACGTCTTCGACAAGACCCTCGGCGCACTGATCGAGGAATGAGGTCATGGACATGGCTGCCACGCTTTCTCCCGAACTGCTGCAAGAGCTTTTCAAGCTGCGCGGGCAATTGGAGGCGGCCGAGCACGGGGAAACCACACAACTTGTGCATCGGTTCGCTGATTGGATCGGCAAGAACCCGAACACGATCTACACCTGGCTCAAGAAGCACGCCGGCTACAAGTCCGGCCGCAAGAAGCGGTCGGATGCCGGCCGGACAACGCTGCCGGACGAAACGCTGTCCTTCATCGCCGCCGCCAAGCGCGAGGCCGTGCGGGGCAACGGCAAGGAAACCATGCCCGTGGGGGTGGCGATGAACGTCGCCGCCAATAACGGCCTGGAGGTCAACGTGAGCCGCTCCAGAGTGAATACGCTGCTACGCGAGCGCCGCATGGACACCAAGACGGTGGCGAACTCCCGCAATCACATCACCTTGCGCAGCCTGCACCCCAACCACGTCCACCAGATCGACCCGTCGCTGTGCCTGGTCTATTACATGGGCAAGCGGCAGATGGTGATGCGCGAGGAGGAGTTCTACAAGAACAAGCTGGAGAACTACGCCAAGGTCAAGCTCAAGGTCTGGCGCTACGTCCGCTATGACCATGCCAGCGGCAGCATCGACCTGCGCTATTTCGAGGCCGAGGGCGAGAACCAGATCAACCTGTTCGAGTTCCTGCTCTACACCTGGGGCAAGCAGCCGAACCGGCTTTCCCACGGCGTGCCGAAGATTCTGCTGTGGGACAAGGGAAGCGCCAACAAGAGCCACGCCATCCAGAATCTGCTGGATGCCCTGGGCGTCGATCACCAGACCCACGCCGCCGGTCACGCCTGGGCCAAGGGCGGTGTCGAGCAGGGCAACAACCTGGTGGAAACGCAGTTCGAGAGCCGCCTGCGCTTCGAGCCGGTGGAAACCGTCGAAGAACTCAACGCCGCCGCCGAGAAGTGGGCGCGAGACTGGAACGCCAACGCCATCGAGCATGTCGACGCCACCCTGGTCCGCGCTTCGGGCGAGCCGATGGTGCGCGACGACCTCTGGCAGTTGATCCTGCGCCACCCCGGCGCCTTGGTCGAAATGCCCGAGCGAAAGGTATGCCAGTGGTTCATGCGCGGCCAAGAACAGACCCGCGTGGTGCGCGACCTCAAGATCAGCTTCGCCCATCCCGAACTCGGCAAACCTGCAACTTATGACCTCCGGGCCTGGGCCGAGTTCCTGGGCCGCAACGTCCAGGTGCGCGTCGCGCCGCTGCTGCTGCGGGATGGCGCTGTGCGTATCGAGATCGACCGCCTTGGCCAGGAGTCGCTGATGGTCGAGGTTGCGCCGGAGCGTGACTTCGACGACTACGGCCGCCCCATGTCCGCCCAGGTGATGGGCGAAGGCTTTTCCCGCGCCAAGGAGACCCTGGACGAGCGCGTGGCCAAGCAACTGGCACAGTCCGCCTACGGCGATGGCACCTCGGTGGAGGACGCAGAAGCGCTCCGCGCCAAGCAGGCCAAGCCCTTCGCCCACCTCAACGATGGGCGCGGTGTCATCGCGCACTCCCACCTCGGCACCACTCCCCTCCCCCAGCGCCTGCTGCCTTCCGCCCAGGAACTCAACACCCCGGCGGTGGCGGCGGCTCGCGGTGCTCGTGTCGAGTTGGCCCCCCTCTCCCATGTCGAGGCCGCCAAGGTCATCAAGCAGAAGGTCGAGTCGGCGGGTGGCGAATGGAAGCCCGAGTACTTCCGCTGGCTTGCCCAGCGGTTCCCCGAGGGCGTTCCCCAGGATCAGGTCGACAACATTGCCGCCGAACTTTCCGGCTCGAATGCCGGCATGAAACGGCCGCTCAGGGTAGTGGCAGGAGGTGATGCGTGCTGAAGCTGAAGGATGTCCTGGCAGGTCTGCGCTTGCAGCAGAAGGCCCTGGCCAAGGCGCTTGATCTCTCGACGGCGAGCGTGGCGCAACTGGTGAACCACAACCAGTGGCCCAAGAGCCTGTCCGCCGATTCGATCAAGGAGAAGGTGCAGGGATTCCTGCGAGAACACGGTGCAAGCCAACAGGCCATCGACACCGCTTTTGAGATTGCGGAACCGGCGCGTTGCAGCGCGTCGGCCCCGCAGGGTGATTTCCAATCAATGGAGGAAGCTATGTTACTACGCCGTCAGGGGCTGTATCCAGCCGCCAAGAAGCACTTTGGTCTGTTCCGCGATCCGTTCGCCGATGATGTCCAGTCCCACGAGGATGTCTTCGTCAGCCCGGACATCCGCTACGTCCGCGAGGCGATGTTCCAGACCGCCAAGCATGGCGGGTTCATGGCTGTTGCCGGCGAATCCGGGGCAGGCAAGAGCACGCTGCGCCGCGATCTGATCGACCGCATCAGCCGCGAGTCTCAGCCCATCATCGTGATCGAACCCTACGTGCTCGGCATGGAGGATAACGACCAGAAGGGCAAGACCCTCAAGGCTGCCCACATCGCCGAGGCGATCCTCAACACCGTCGCGCCGCTGGAGAACGTCAAGCGCAGTCCCGAGGCCCGCTTCCGCCAATTGCACCGCGTGCTGCGCGATTCCCGCCGGGCCGGCAACAGCCATGTGCTGATCATTGAAGAGGCCCACGGCCTGTCGATCCCGACCATCAAGCACCTCAAGCGCTTCTTTGAGCTGGAGGATGGCTTCAAGAAGCTGCTCTCGATCATCCTGATCGGCCAGACCGAACTTAAGCTCAAGCTCTCGGAAACGAATCACGAAGTGCGCGAGGTGGTACAGCGCTGCGAAGTGGTCGAACTGGCACCGCTCGACAGCCGCCTGGAGGAATACCTCAAGTTCAAGTTGGGCCGGCTCGGTAAGCCGCTGTCCGAAGTGATCGACGCCAGCGGGGTCGAGGCGCTGCGGGCAAAACTGACGATTTCCACCAACCGCCGCGACCGTCGCGACACGGTCTCCCTGCTCTACCCCCTGGCCGTGGGCAACCTGCTGACCGCCTGCATGAACCTGGCCGCCGATATCGGCGTGCCCACGGTGAATGCCGATGTGGTGCGGGAGGTGTGACATGGCCCTGCAGAACGAAATCGACGCGCTGCACTGGATTGCCCATGCCGAGGTTTCCTTCGGTGGCCGCATGCCGGCCGGGGTGTGGGAGTTCGACCGCTTCTTCACCATCGAGATCGACGACGACGCCCTCTATGCCAAGGTGGACTTCTACAGCCAGCGCATTGCCACCGATGGGACGCCTTTCGACTCCGACACCTGGGAGCGGGAGAAGCTCCGTCTCCGCGTAACCCCGAAAAACCGCGAGGGCTTCTACCTGACCCACGCCCTGGTCCGGGGTCTGCTGTCTGGCCGCAGCGCGGCCTTTGCAGACGGCGTGATCCTCGACCGCGACAGCTACCTGGAGCAGGTCAAGTCGTCCGGTACCGACCTGACCATCCTGACCCTTCAACTCAGCTCAGGAGAGTGACATGCCAGCCATTCTGCATCTTGTCAGCCCCATGCCTGCCGCCCATCCGGCCTTCATGCAGGCGCCACATGAATCGCGGGTCTTCACGGCCTCTTTCCTGGAGCGACTGGCGCTGCTCAACCACGCCGAGCGGGAACTGCGCCGCCTGGGCCTGCATGTGGTCTGGAGCCGCCTGGCGGGACCGAAACCGCAAGCCCATATCCAGCGGGACGAAACCAAGTCCATCGCGTCCCTGTTGAACCGGATGGGGCCGCGCTCTTTCCGCGACGAGGCTGGCTGCAAGCTGGTTTCCGGTGAGTTCGAGGGCGTCATCGTGAGCTGGGTGGAGCCGTCATGAGCAACCCGACCATCACCATGTGCCCGACGATGGCCAACCCGGAAGCCTTCAGCACCGTGCCGGAGTTGCGCGAGGAGCTGCACCGCGCCAACGAGAGCATCTTCGGCCTTGCGGATCGCCTGCACCGGATGAACGGTCTCGCCAATTACCTCAGCGACCGGCTGATCAAACTGGTACAGGCACACTTGGCCGGGGATCAGGACACCATCCAGGCCGAGCTGGCGGAACTCGCCGAGCACTACCAGCGTGAGCAGCAGGCCAAGCAGGGGAGGCCGCACTGATGCGAACCCGCTGCCCGGCCTGCGGCGCGACCCTGTCGCTCGATGCCCTGGTCGCCCATGATGGCGCTCGGGAGGCGCTGGCCACCACCTTCAAGCTTTCCGGCCCGCTCGGGTCGGCGGTGGTGCGCTACCTGGCGCTGTTCCGCCCCGAGACGCGTGAGCTGACGATGGACCGTGTCGCCCGCCTGCTGGGGGAAATCCTGCCCGACATCCAGGCGCAGCGGATCAGCCGCGACGGGCAGGTCTTCGACGCCCCGGTGGATGCCTGGGTATGGGGCATCGAGCAAACCCTGGCCGCCCGTGATTCCGGCCGGCTCAAGATGCCGCTCAAGAGCCACGGCTGGCTGTACGAGGTCATTAGCAGCTATCGGCCGACCGGCAACCAGGTGGTTGTCGACGGCACACCACGCCTGACGGCCGGCAAGCAGGCATCCCGGACACTCTCCGGCATCGCCGCCCTGGAGGAGTTCAAGCGTGGTAGCTGACTGGCTTCGCGTCGAGGTCGCCTCCGGGCTGCAGAAGCTGCTGGCCCTGCGCCTGCCTGGCACGCCGCCGGAGGACGCCATCATCGGCACCGCCGAGGTGTGGCTGGAGGCTATTGACGACGTGAGCATCCAATGGACCGAACACCTGGATCGCCACCGGGTGCAACGGGCCTTCAAGACGTTGTTCCGCACCTGTGACCGCTGGCCAGCACCCAAGGCGTTCCTGGATCACCTGGGCAACCGCGACCCTCCCCCTGCCCTTCCCCCTCCCCGCCTGACGCGGGAGGAAATGGAACGAAACAAGGCCAGGCTACGCGAACTGATGGCGGACCTGGTCAAGAGCAAGACGATGTCAAACCAAGGAGCAACACATGACCGCAATCCCTGAAGGTTTCTGGAAAGACGCCAAGGGCTGCCTGGTGCCGGAGAGCATGATCAAGCCGATTGATCGCACCCGCGACGAGCTGGCCCGCGACCTCGGCCTCCGGGCCAAGGCAATGAGCGCATCCCTGCGCGATTTCAAGACCACGGTCTTCAACGATATCAACGCCTTCGTCGATCTGTCTGCCGAGCAGTACGACGTCAAGCTGGGCGGGAAGAAGGGCAACCTCACCCTGTACAGCTTCGATGGCGCGATCAAGATTCAGGTGGCCATCGCCGAGCACATGGTGTTCGACGAGCGCCTGCAGGCTGCCAAGCACCTGATCGATGAGTGCATCATCGACTGGAGCCAGGGCAGCCGCGACGAGATCAAGGTGCTGGTGCAGTCCGCCTTCCAGACCGACAAGGAGGGGAAGATCAACACCGGCCGCGTGCTCGCGCTGCGCCGCCTCGATATCCGCGACGAGAAGTGGCAGAAGGCCATGCAGGCGATCAGCGAAAGCCTGCAGGTGGTCGGCAGCAAGGAATACATCCGCTTCTATGAGCGGGTCGGCGACTCCGATCAGTACCAGCCGATCAGCCTCGACCTGGCGACGGTGTGACATGGCCAGGAACACCGGCACCGTGACCGTGAAGCGCAGCCGCAACGGCACCACGATCCGCGCCACCGGATCGGCCGCCCAGGCGCTCTTCGATGCGATGGTCAAGTCCGTCAGCGAAAGCACCGGGAAGCCGGCGCCTGCGGCGACCGACGCCACCACCGTGAAACCTGTTTCTCAACCCACCACCCAGCAATGAAAGGCAAGACCATGAACAAGCAACAACTGATCAAGCACCTCGCGGACCACGCTGAAGTCACCAACAAGCAGGCCGAATCCATGCTCAACGCGCTGACCACCACCGTGCTCGACACGGTGCGGGCCGGTGGCGAGCTTGTGATCACCGACCTCGGCAAGTTCGGTACCGCCCAGCGTGCCGCCAAGACCGGCCGCAACCCGAAGACCGGCGAGGCAATCCAGATCGCCGCCAAGCGGGTGCCGACCTTCACGGCGGCCAAGAAGCTGAAGGACTACGCAGCGAACTAAACCACCGCTTCAAGCCGCTCGCCTGGCGGGCGGCTTCGAGAGTTGGTTTTTCGGAGAGGATGATGAGCGACCGCGACAAGATTCTGGACAAGATCAAGAAGTGCCTGGCCCTGTCCGCCAGCAGCAACGAGCACGAGGCCGAGGCGGCGCTGCGCCAGGCCCGCAAGATGATGGAAGCCCACGGCATCACTGACCTGGACATCCAGGCAGCCGAGGCCGAGGAGCGCCGGGCGAAGTCCGGGGCCAAGTCCCAGCCCGCCAATTGGGAAACGATGCTGGCCTCGAAGATTGCTGATGCCTTCGCCTGCCAGGTGATTTTTTCCGGCGGCTTCTGGAACCGCCTGGGCGAGTGGTGCTTCATCGGCTGCGGCGCTTCCCCCGAGGTCGCCCACTACGCCTTCACGGTCCTGCACCGTCAAGCCAAGCGGGCACGGGACGAGCACATCAAGGCTCGGCTGAAGCGGTGCAAGGTCGCCACCAAGACCCGCCGGGCTGACCTGTTCAGCGAAGGCTGGGTGCGTTCCGTCGCCGGGACCATCGCCGCCTTCGCCGGCACCGAGCAGCAGGCCGCCGCCATCGACGCCTATATGGTCAAGCACTATCCGGCGCTGCGCAGCCTGAAGTCCCGCGACCGCAACGATGGCCGCAAGCTGCGCGACCACGAGTACGACGACTACTCCGCCGGCCACCGCTCCGGCAAGGACGCCCAGCTGAACCGTGGCGTCGGTAGCGCGGAGCAGCCGCTCGCCCTGGAGGGACGTTGATCATGAACGCACTGTTCCTCTTCGCCGCCACCTACTTCCTGGTGCTGTTCCTCGGCCTCCAGTCGCTCAACGTCAACGGCGGCCACCGCTTCCTGTCGGCGCTGACCAGCTTCGGTATTGGCACGGCCAACATCACCATCCTCAAGATCATGCCCGGCCCGACCGGCATGCTGGAGGTCGCTGCTTACCTGCTGGGCGGACCGCTCGGCATCCTAACCTCAATGGCCATTCATCCTTGGATGGCGCGGAAATTCGGGAGGAAGTCATGAGAGCAGACCGCCAGGGGCTGATCCGCTTGATCCACGTGGCCAAGCGCGACTTGCAACTCGACGACGACACGTACCGCGCCATCCTGCAGCGGGTCGCGGGGAAGGAATCGTCGTCCGACCTGAACGTTTCCGAACTGGAGAAGGTTTTGGAACACATGAAGCGCAGCGGCTTCAAGGTGCGTTCCAAGGGCAAGGCACCGCGCACCGCAAAGCAGGCGAAGGCCAAGCCGTCCCGGCCGCTGGCCCAGGATGCCGAGAGCAGGAAGGTCCGTGCCCTCTGGCTGTTCCTGCACCAGCTGGACGTGGTCAAGAATCCCTCCGAGGAGGCACTGGCCGCCTACGTCAAGCGGATCGCCGGGGTGGATGCGCTCCAGTGGATCAACGGCGAGCAGGCCGAGAGGCTGATCGAGACCATGAAGAAGTGGGCGATGCGCTTCCTTCCTGCACGGGTTAAGGCCCTGGCCGAGAGGGCTGCGGAGGAGATCAACGCCGGTCGGATCGTCCTGACGCCGGAGGAGTTGGCGGGGCTGCAAGGCTGCATCGGCATTGCACAGGAACGGCAGACCTACGACCCGATGTATTGGGCCTGGGAGAGCCTGACAGAGGTTCTGAATAAAGGGGGGATCGAGGCATGAGCGAACAATGTAGAAGCAAAGGACCGGAGTTGCTGCACGACCTGTGGCAGCACGTTTCCGTGGCGCTGCAGGAATTGATCGAGCTGGACAAGGAGCGGGCCAATCACGTCGCGAACGAGATCGCCAACCGGATGGCCGCACATTGGGGCGGCCAGCTCATCTATTTCCCCATCGGAACGGCCATCAAGCTGTCGGCCCGCGACCTGGCAATCTGGAACGACTTCAACGGCAAGAACCACAGCGATCTGGCCCGCAAGTACGGGGTGTCGCTCCAGTGGATTTACAAGATCGTGAAAGCCATGCGCCAGGAAGACTTGGCGCGTCGCCAAGGCGCCCTCTTCCCGGAGCAGGCCGATATTTAAACCGCTTTAAAAGACCCACCTGGGGCTGCTGCATAGCATGGCGGCATGTCCTACCAGGAGGGTCTCATGTTCAAATTCTTTCGCGCCCGCATGTCGGGCTGGCTGCTGGTCACTTTGCTGCTGGTAGCCGCCATCGCCGTCACGGCACCCCAGCTACTTCCCGTCTCGCTCTACAAGCTATCGCTCATCACCAGCGCTGCCTGGGTGGCGTACTGGATCGACCGCTCCCTCTTCCCCTACGCCCGGCCCGATTGCTACCTCTCCGAGTTCGGTGAGCCCGTCCCCGAGCACCGGGTCGTCTTCGCTGCCGCGCAGATCCGCCGCGCCATCATCATTGCCGCCGCCATGATCGGCGTTGCGCTGGGGGCCTGATATGCGTGCCGCCTTCTTGGCGCTCGCCCTGGCATCAGCCGTGGCGAGTGCAGCCGACGTACCACGCGATGCGCTTCGCCACCGCCAGGAGCTGACCCGCGAGGCGAGACAAGCATGGGGGCTGACAGCCCCCGTCGCTACTTTCGCGGCCCAAATCCACCAGGAAAGCCGGTGGCGCTCTGACGCGGTCAGCCGGGTCGGCGCCCAGGGCATGACGCAGTTCATGCCGGCAACCACACGCTGGATCGCCGGGGCTTATCCCCGCGAGCTGGGCGCGGCCGAACCGTTCAACCCCACCTGGGCGATGCGTGCGCTTGTCGTCTATGACCGCCACCTGTGGGAGCGCGTCGATGCCGCCACGGCATGCGACCGCATGGCGATGGCCCTGTCTGGCTACAACGGTGGCCTCTGGTGGGTGTGGCGCGATCAGAAGCTGGCCGCCTCGAAAGGGGCTGATGCCACCCGCTGGTTTGACCAGGTCGAACGCTTCAACGCCGGACGGCACGCCGCAGCATTCCAGGAGAACCGTGGCTATCCGCGCTTGATCCTGCGCTCCCACGAACCGCGCTACATCGCCGCCGGCTGGGGGCTGGGGAGCTGCGCATGATCGGCCACCTCCTCTCGCTGCTCGGCTTCATGCCGCGCCTTTCCCTTCCCATCCACCTCGCTCCGGCGCAGCTGATCCGTCATGGCCGCGTCTCCGGCGTCCGGGCAGCCAAGCGCCTGGCGAAAAAGCGTCGCAACCGCCGGAGGGCTCGCCATGCTTGACACGCCTTTGATCACAACCCGCCTGAATGCCTTGTTGGCAGCCCTTGTCCTGGCTGGTGTCACCGGCCTGGTGGCAGGTGGTGCCGGGTATGCGCTCGGCCACCGGGTGGCCAAGGCTGACGGCGACGCTGCCCTAGCCACGCTGCGGAAGGACAACGCCGCCGCCGCCGCCAAGGCTGCCGACGATGCCCGTCTGCGCCTGATCGCCGAGGTGGAACGCAACAACCGCCTGGCGCAGGCGCTGGCCGACGAGAAGGCCGCCCATGCCCAGGAAAAGCAATCCCTTCTCAGGAGAATCGCCAATGTCACCACCGTCTATGTGCCGGCCCCTGGCCTGGCGCCTCAGCCTTTGCCTCGCGCTGTGTTCACTGCTGGCTTCGTGCGCGAGTACAACACCGCCATCGGTCTGCCCGCCGCAGGAACCGGCGCCGCTACCGCCGGAGTTGGCGGAACGGCCGAAGCCGCCCAAGCCCCTGACGCCTGGCTACGCGACTCCGGTCTCAGCCAAGCCGACATCCTCGCCCACATCGCCGACTACGGCGAGCGCTGCCGCAACCTCGAAGCCCAAGTGAGCCGCCTGCTCGATCGCAACAACAAGGAGGCCACCGATGGACATCGCTGACCAGGCCAGCGACCGCGAGACGGCAGACCGCGAATTCGCGCTCGCCGCACAGCGTGCATGTCGGCCAGCGGGCCGCTCGGCATCGCACTGCCGCGACTGCGGAGAGCCGATTCCAGAAGCCCGCCAGCAAGCCGTGCCCGGCGTCACGCTCTGCGTGGATTGCCAAACCGTACAAGAACATCAAGGGAGAAAACACGCATGACCGTGCAACTCGATTTCTGGCAGCTCGTAACGCTGCTCCTCGCTTTCTTCGCCTTCGTGGCGGGAGGGGCAAAGGTGCTTTTCGGTCAGATCGACCGGCGCCTGGACGAACGTTTCGACGCGCTGGAATCCGCCCGCAAGGCCGCCGACGCCGCCATGCAAGACACGATCCGCCGCCACACCGACGAAGAGGGAAAGACGGCGGCCAAGCTCGAAGCGCTGGACCGGGAGTTCCTCAAGTTCCGCGCCGACCTCCCCCTGGCCTACGTCCGGCGGGAAGACTACATCCGTGGCCAGAGCGTGATCGAGGCCAAGCTGGATGCCCTCTACAACAAACTCGAAGTGGTGCAGATGAAAGGGGTGAATCAATGATCGACACCGCAAAGGTCCGGCGCGAATCCATGCGCTGGAACATCCTCCTGATCCTCAACAATGCCCGTCCAGTCGGCGCTTATGAGGAGCTGGTGCTGGCCACCCTCCAGAGCATCTATCCCGATGCCACTGCCCTGGAATTGCGCCGAGAGCTGGACTACCTGGCCGACCGCCAACTGGTGACGTTGAACAAGGAGCCCTCCGGCCGCTGGTTTGCCGAACTGAACCGGCACGGCACCGACGTCGCCGAGTACACCGTCGAGTGCGATCCCGGCATCGCCCGTCCAACGAAATACTGGTGACCGACAATGGGCAAGAAAAGCACTGTCGAGACGCTGCCGAAGGAAGTGAAGGAATGGCTTGACCGTGCCTTGGTCGAGAGCAACTTCAGCGGCTACAAGCTCCTGGCCGGGGAGATGAAGGCGCGGGGATACGAAATCTCCAAGAGCGCCATTCATCGCTACGGCCAGGACTTTGAGGAGCGCCTCAAGACCTTGAAGATGGTCACCGAACAGGCCCGTGCCGTCGTCCAGGCGGCGCCGGACGAGGACGGCGCCGTCAATGACGCCTTGGTGCGTCTCACCCAGGAAAAGCTCTTCGGCGTCTTGATGGAAATCGAGGTCGACCCGGAAACGGTTGATCTCGCCAAGCTGGCCAAGGCAGTCGCCGAACTCGGCAAGGCATCCGTGATGCAGAAACGCTGGCTCTCTGAGGTGCGGGCCAAAGCCGAAGCTGCAGCGGCCAACGTCGAGAAGATCGCCAAGAAAGGCGGCCTTTCGTCCGATTCGGTCGAGCAGCTCCGGCGCGAAATTCTTGGGATCGCCGGATGAGCATCGTCCCCGTCGACATTCCGAACACCGCGCTCGCCCCCATCCCGGCGGTGCTGATGGCCTATCAGCAACGCTGGGTTGCGGACACGGCGCCGCTGAAGGTGATGGAGAAAAGCCGGCGTACCGGCATCACCTGGGGTGAAGCCGCCGACAACGTGCTGACGGCCGCCGCCAGTCGCACGGCCGGCGGCCAGAACGTCTACTACATCGCCTACAACCAGGACATGACTATCGAGTACATCCAGGCGTGCGCGATGTGGGCCAAGGCGTTCAACCATGCCGCGACGGAAATCGAGGAGGGGTTCTGGGACGGCGACGAGGAAGACAAGCACATCAAGACCTTCACGATCCGCTTCCCGGCTTCCGGTTTTCGGATCGTTGCCCTGACCAGCCGGCCGTCCAACCTGCGCGGTCGCCAAGGCACCATCGTGATCGACGAGGCGGCATTCCACCCCGACCTCTTCGAGCTGCTCAAGGCGGCGCTGGCCATGCTGATCTGGGGTGGGCGCGTGCATGTGATCTCGACCCACAACGGTGTCGAAAACCCGTTCAGCGAGCTGGTCGAGGACATCCGCGCCGGCCGCCGCAAGGGCGCGGTACATCGGGTGACCTTCCAGGAAGCGGTCGCCGATGGCCTGTATCGTCGCGTCTGCCTGCGCCTGGGGAAAGAATGGACGGCCGAGGAAGAAGCCGCCTGGATGGCCGACGTGTATGCCTTCTACGGGGCCGGCGCGGAGGAGGAACTGGACTGTGTTCCGGCCAACTCCGGCGGCGCATGGCTTTCCCGCGCCCTGATTGAATCGCGCATGTCGGCTGATACGCCGGTCCTGCGCTGGGAGTGCAAGCCTGGCTTCGAGCTGCTGGCCGACCATATCCGTGCTGCCGATTGCCGCGACTGGCTCGACGCGCAGATGGCGCCGCTCCTGCAGACGCTTCCGTCTGATGCGATCAGCTTCGACGGCGAGGACTTCGGCCGCTCGGGCGACCTGACGGTGCATGTGCCGCTGCTCCAGCACCAGAACCTGGTGCGGCGCGTGCCGTTCACCGTGGAACTACGCAACGTGCCCTTTCGCCAGCAGGAGCAGGTGTGCTTCTACCTGCTCGACCGACTGCCGCGCTTCATGGGCGGCGCCTTCGATGCTCGCGGCAACGGCCAATTCCTGGCCGAGGTCGCCATGCAACGCTACGGCGCCAGCCGCATCCAGCAGGTGATGCTATCCGAGTCCTGGTATCGGGAGAACATGCCGCCGGTCAAGGCCGCCCTGGAAGACGGCACCCTCGACGGGCTCCCCCGCGACGCCGATGTGCTAGCCGATCTGCGGACAGTCCAGGTCATCAAGGGCGTGCCGCGCATTCCAGACACCCGGACGACCGGCGAGGACAAGGGCAAGCGCCACGGCGATTCGGCCGTAGCTGTTGCCTTGGCCTACTTCGCCAGCCGGGAAATCAACACGGGTCCGGTGACCGTCAGATCGAAAGGACGCCGGAAATCCCTGTCCATGACCAAGGGGTACAGATGAAACGCGCCAAGGGGCTCTATATCAGCCCGACAGAATTTGTCTCGTTCGGCGAGATGGACATGACGTCCATGACCTCGCAGATCGCAACCCGCAACCGCCGCCCGGACTTCCACGCCCTGGGCATGTTGCTGCAAAACCCTGACCCGGTGCTGAAGGCGCTGGGGAAGGACATCCAGGTCTATCGTGAGCTGCGAACCGAGCCACAGGTCGGCGGCAACATCCGGCGGCGCAAGGGCGCGGTAAAAGCCCTGGAGTGGGGCATCGACAAGGGCAAGGCCAAGAGCCGGGCTGCCGCCACCATCGAGAGCTTGTTCGGCGATCTGGACCTGAATCGGATCATCTCGGAAATCCTCGACGCCACGCTCTACGGCTACCAGCCGATGGAGGTGGTATGGGGCAAGGTGGGCGGCTATCTGGTGCCGGTCGACGTAATCGGCAAGCCGGCCGAGTGGTTCCACTTCGACCAGGAGAACCGGCTGCGCCTCAAGACCAAGGAATCCCCCACCGAGGGCGAGCTGCTCCCCGAGCGTAAGTTCCTCCTGCCACGCCAGGACGCCAGCTACGACAATCCCTACGGCTTCCCTGACCTGTCCATGTGCTTCTGGCCGACCACGTTCAAGAAGGGCGGGCTCACCTTTTGGGTGCAGTTCTCGGAGAAGTACGGCACGCCGTGGCTCGTCGGCAAGCACCCGCGCAGCACGCCGATCCACGAGACCGACGCCTTCCTGGAGCAGCTCGGCGAAATGATCCAGGACGCAGTGGCGGTGATCCCCGACGATTCCAGCGTGGAGATCGTCGAGGCGTCCGGCAAGGGCGGCTCGGCCGACGTGTTCGAGCGCCTGCTGATGTTCTGCCGCTCGGAGGTCAATATCGCCTTGCTCGGTCAAAACCAGTCCAGCGAGGCGAACTCGACCCGCGCCAGCGCCCAGGCCGGGCTGGAAGTGACCCGCGACATCCGCGATTCCGACAAGGGCATCGTCGAGGCCACCTTCAATCAGCTGATCCGCTGGGCCCATGACCTGAATTTCGGCGATGGCGTCGCACCGACTTTCCAGATGTGGGAGCAAAAAGAGGTCGATGAGGTGCAGGCCAAGCGGGACAAGATGCTTTCCGAGTCCGGCGCCAAGTTCACCAACGCCTACTTCATCCGCGCCTACGATCTGCAGGAGGGCGATCTGGCCGCCGAACCGCCGACCGGCACAGCCGACCCGGCCTTTGCGGAAGGGGACGACACCTTCCCTGATCAAGACGCTCTGGATGCCGCCCTGGAACGTCTGGCCGGCGACAAGCTGCAGGTGCAGGCAGCGGCGCTGGTACGCCCGGTGATCCAGCTCATCAACGATTCAGCGGACTACGCCGAGGCGATGGAGAAGCTCGCCACGCTGTATCCGAAGCTGGACACGAAAGCGCTGGAAGAAGCTCTGACCCGCGCCATGTTCGTGGCCGAGCTGTGGGGACGCGCCAATGCCGACGCCTGACCAGGGTTTCGACCTTCTCTACGCCATGAGCCTCCCGCCGGCCGAGGCGGTCGCCTACTTCAAGCAGAAGGGCTTGCAGGTCAGCGACAACTGGTACGACCTGCTGGGCGAAATCCACGGCAAGGTCTTCACCGTCGCCAACGTCGCCCGGCTGGACGTACTGCAGGCGATCCGGGACGAGCTGAAGCGGGCGATGGATGGGAACGTCGCATTTTCCGAGTTCAAGAAGCGCTTGACGCCCATCCTGCAGGCCAAGGGGTGGTGGGGCAAGGCCATCGACATGGAGACCGGGGAAATCCTCAAGATGTACCCAGGCACCACGGTGCCGGTGCAGTACGGCAGCCCCTGGCGCCTGAAACTGATCTACGACGCCAACCTGCAATCGTCCTTCATGGCTGGGCGCATGGCTCGCCAACTGGAGAACGCCTCAGAGCGTCCCTACTGGATGTACGTCGCAGTGATGGACAGCCGGACCCGTCCGCAGCACCGGGCACTGCATGGCCGGGTTTTCCGCTACGACGACCCGTTCTACGGCGCCTTCTATCCACCGAACGGCTATCGCTGCCGGTGCCGGGTTCGCACGCTCTCGTCCGACCGGGTGGGAAGCGGCCCAGGGCAAACGCCGTCCTCTACCAGTACGGGCCGGCTCGACCAGGTCGAAGTCCCGCTCTCTACCCGGAATCCTGATGCCGGCACCACCAAGGTGGCCCGCTTCGAGTACGCGCCCGGCAAGCATGTGACGACCGATCCTGGCTGGAGCCATCCACCTGGCTCGACCTGGAAACCGGAGCTGGAACGCTACGACGCCGACCTGGTCGAGCAGTACCGCAAGGGGAGCAAGAAATGAGCGAGCAGTTTCAAACCGTCATCGTCGGCGACGATCAGTTCCGCCGGGCAATGGGCGGCATCGGCCGCTTTTCGCGCCGGCCGCGCTTGGCCATGCGTGACATGGCGGCCGTTCTGGAGGAGCAGACCGAGGACAACTTCGACGCTGAGGGTCGCCCAAAGTGGGCAGCGCTGTCAGAAACCACGGTGCGAGCCCGGTTGGGTGGCAGCAAGGCGTACAAGAAGGACGGGCAGCTTAAGAAGTCGGCCCAGCGGGCCAAGGGGGATATGAAGATTCTCCAGGACTCCGGGCTGCTGGCCGGATCGGTCCATTCCCAATTCGGCGACGACTACACCATGATCGGCGCCGCTCGCCCTTACGCTAGAATTCACCAACTCGGTGGCAAGGCCGGGCGCGGTCGGAAGGTCACCATCCCGGCCCGGCCCTACTTGCCATTCACCCCGGACTTCAAGTTGCAGCCCGAAGCCGAGAAGGCGCTGCTCCAAACTGCGATGGATCATTTACGGCGGGCGGCGGCCGAATGAAAAAGGGGCCAAACTCGGCCCCGTTTCCATTTTCACCCGCTGTAAAGTATTTTTATGCGGCCCCGTCCAGTCTGTTCCCACTTGGTCCCGGCCAGTCCCATTTATCACGGCCCTCCCTATGGGTTTATCTCGTTCCTCTTCAGGAAGAATGAGCATGGCGGTCGGCTTGGCCGGCGGGAATCGTGAATGAAGGCAAATTATGCCGTAGGCGTTTGCGCCGCGTTGCGCCAAAATAGGTGCTTTTCCAGGGGGGGCCCGTCATGGCGCAAGCTTTTCGCGTAATTATCTCCGGCCAGAGCTTGAGCGGCCTGCCCCTGGCCGACCTGCGGCCCCGGGTCGGCGCCGCCTTTGCCCTCAACGATGCCCAGCTTGACCGGATGCTCTGCGGCAAGCCGGTGGTCATCCGGCGCGACCTGGACGAAGCCGGTGCCCAGCGTCTCCTGGCCAGCCTCCTCGGCGTGGGCCTGGAAGCCCGGATGGAGGCCGTCCCCGCCCCGGCGGCGGAACCGGCACCGCCGCGCCCGGCCCCGAGGAGCGAACCGCCCCGCCCGTCCGCGCCGGAGCTGTTCGCCCTCAACACGCCGGCGCCCGCCCCGGCCGCCACCCCGGCCGCCGCTCAAACCACCCCGCCCCGGCCCGCCGCCCCGCCGCCGGAAGATCCCTTCCCCACCACGGCCCGCTCGGCGGCGGAACTGTCCATCGAGGAAACCGTGATCTGCCCCGGCTGCGGCGAAGTCCAGCCCAAGCGCACCCTGTGCCGCAAGTGCAGCCTGGACATGCCGCGCTACCGGGCCGCCCAGGCCGAACGGGAAGCCGAGGAAAAAGCCGCCCGGGCCGACGAAATCGCCGCCCGCGCCCAGGCCCGCTCAGGCCCCGCCTCGCCCCTGGCCGCCAGCCACGACGACAGCGATGTCGTGGCCGGCATCTTCGGCATCGGCTTCGCCGGCCGCCTGGACCGCCTGAGTTTCCTCAACGCCTCCCTGCTCAGCAGCCTCATTTCCTATTTCGGCCTGATGCTGATGCTCAAGACCGGCAAGCCCCTGGCCGGGGTGCCGTTCATCCTGCTCTCCTTCGTCTATTACTTCCGCTGCCTGGCCCTGCGCCTCCACGACACCGAGCGCAGCGGCTGGCTTTCCCTGATCCTCCTCGTCCCCCTCCTCGGCGCCCTCCTCGCCCTCGCCCTCCTGTTCATCCCCGGCACCCCCGCGGACAACGAGTACGGGCCCCAGCCGGCCAACAGCGGCAAGCGGATGGCCATCATCTTCGTCCTCTTTGCCGTGAGTCTGGTCGGCTTCAGCAAGAGCCTCTTCGGCAACCCCGCCACCGTCGCCCGCCTGGCCCAACTGCAAGGCCAGCGGGCGCCCGCCGGGCCGCCGCCCCGGGTCTATGCCGCCGACAACCAGATCGCCATCTACACCATGGGCAACTGCGGCGGCTGTCTCCAGATGCAGCACTGGCTGGAGAGCCGGGGCCTGGCCTACGTGGAGCGCCGGGTGGATCAGGACCAATCCGCCGCGGCCCGCCTCCAGGGGCTGCTCGCCGGCTCCGGCAAGAGCCAGATTCAACTGCCGGTCCTCGAAGTCAACGGCCGCCTTCTCGCCGACAACCCCACCCCGGACGACGTCCACCGTCACCTGCGCTAGGGGGAAAGCGCCCCTGCTCCCGGTCCGCCGCCGGGGGCAGCGACCTCCGTACCGGGAACCGACCGGCGAGTGAAATGAGGCGGAAAGAAACGGCGCCTAGGATGGGCCTCCCGTCCCGACTGTCCACGCCATGCGCCTCACCGCCCCCGCCCTCCTCGGCAAGTACCGAGACCTGGTCATCGCCATTGCCCTCTTCCTGCTGCTGGACCTGGGGGTGCTGGTCTTCAATTTCTATACCTCCCGCCTGATCGAGGCCGACACCGCCCGCATCAACCTGGCCGGGGAATTGCGCATGTATTCCCAGCAACTGGCCAAGGCCGTGCTCACCCTGCGCCAGGAACTGGCCGAGGGCCTGCCGACCCAGACCAGCGTCGCCCAGGTGTCCGAATCCCGGGCCGCCTTCATCCAGGCCCTGGCCACCCTCTCGGCACCGGACCAGGGGCACCGGGACGGCTTCCTGAGCAATGCCGAGGACCTGGAGAAGGAAGCCCTGCTCGTCGCCGCCCTGGCCCGTACCTGGGGCCCCCTGGAGCGGGAAACCGCCCCCCTCATCGAGGCCGACGGGCTGATCCCGGACAACGTGGAGCCCGCCGCCATCGCGGCGGTGAACCGCAACGTCAAGCTCATGGAGCAGGCCGGTGATCTCACCGAGCACCTGGAGGGCAATGCCATCCATCGCGCCACCACCATGCGTCAGCTGCAGCTGGTGGCCATCGTCCTCGCCTTCGCCAACTTCATCCTGATCGTCTTCAAGTTCCTCGGCCGCCTGCACCAAAGCGACCGCCAAGCCGAGGCCGCCCGGGCCGAAACCGAGCGCATCCTGGCCACCGTCCACGAAGGTCTCTTCCTCCTCGCCGCCACGGGGGAGGTCGGCCATCAGCACTCGGCTTCCCTGGCCGAGCACTTCGGCCAGCCCCTGCAAGCCGGCGACGATTTCTTCGCCCTCCTCGCCCGGCAGGTCACCCCGGAGCAATTGACCGCCGCCCGGGACTACATCGAGCTGCTGTTCAATCCCCGCCTCAAGCCCGCCCTGCTCCAGGATCTCAACCCCCTGCGCGAGGTGGCCTTCGGCGGCGCCAGCGAGCGCCGCTACCTGAGCTTCGCCTTCGATCCGGTACGCGACGAATCCGGCGTCGCGGCCCTCCTCGTCACCGTCTTCGACATTACCCGCAAGGTGGTCCTCGAACAGGAACTGTCCGCCACCCAGCAGCGGGCCAAGGGCGAAGTGGATGCCCTCCTCGCCATCCTCGACCAGGATCCGGCGGCCGTCCGGGCCTTTCTCGACACCACCCGGGAACACCTGGCCGCCATCAACCGGGAATTGGAAACCATCCGCCCGGCCACCGCCAGTTACCGCCAGCTGGTCAATCGCATCGCCCGCACCGTCCATGGCATCAAGGGCGAAGCCGCCGCCCTCGGCCTGGGCACGGTGGAACAGCAATGTCACCGCTTCGAGGACGTCCTCGCGCCCCTGCGCGGTCGCACCGACCTGGCCGGGGAAGATCTCATCCCGGTGGCGGTGGCCATGAACGAACAGCTGGAGGCCATCACCCGGGTCGCCTCGGTCATCGACCGGGTCCAGCGCTATGCTGCACCGGCCGGCGCCGGCACCCCAGGACCGACCACGCCCCTGCAGACCCTGAGCGCCCAGCTGCACAACCTGACCCGACGCATCGCCGACGATCTGGGCAAACAGGCCCGCCTGGAAGTACTGGCCCCGCCCCAGGTGGATCTGCCGGAAAAAGTCGCGGCCTGCCTGCGCACCGTGCTGCCCCAACTCCTGCGCAACGCCCTGGCCCACGGCATCGAGGCCCCGGCCGAACGCTCCGCCCAGGGCAAGCCCGACGAGGGCCTGATCCAGTGCGCCATCGAAAAGGGCGACGACGGCAGTCTGCACATCAGTCTGCGCGATGACGGCCGGGGCCTGTGCCCCGCCACCCTGCGCGAGGCCCTGATCCACCGGGGTTGGCGCAGCGCCGAGCAGGTCGCCGCCATGACCGACCAGCAGGTCCTGGCCACCCTGTTCGAGCCCGGTTTCACTTCCCTGGCCGAGGCCGGCCCCCATGCCGGGCGCGGCGACGGCCTGGCCGTGGTACGCGACAGCGTCACCCGCTCCGGCGGCCGCCTGCGCATCGCCACCCAGCCCCGGACCTACACCCAATTCACCCTGTTCTTCGCAGAAAGCGCCCTGACATGCGCCTGATGATCGTCGACGACTCCATGGTGATCCGCAACCGGATCGCCCGCCTTACCCAGGACAGCCGCCTGAGCCAACTCGAAATCGTCGGCATCGCTGCCAACGGCGTCCAGGCCGTGGAACTGGCCCGGCAGAAGAAGCCCGAACTCATCACCATGGACCTGACCATGCCGGAAATGGACGGCGAGGCCTGCATCGAGCACATCCTCAACTTCCTGCCCGACAGCCGCATCCTGGTCGTTTCGGCCCTGGCTGACATCGCCACCGCCCTGCGCGCCATCAAGAAGGGCGCCCAGGGTTTCCTGCACAAACCCTTCCGCGACGAAGACCTCCTCGTCGCCCTCCTGGACCTGACCGCATGAGCTTCAAGGAACTCCGCCCGGCCGACATCGAGGTCTTCTCCAGCGCCATCAGCGACTACTTCGAGGTGGTCAGCGGCGAAAAGGCCCAGGTCCGCTCCGCCTACCTCCTCGAAGCCGAGGCGCCGGTGCTGTGGAACGACTACCAGGGCGTCATCGCCCTCCATGACGGCTTCGTCGGCACCGTCTGCTTTTCCGCCCCGAAGGCCCTGCTCACCCACATCCTGATGCTGATGGGCCAGGGCGATTACGACGACGACACCCATCTGGACCTGGTGGGCGAAATCGCCAACACCCTGGCCGGACGGGCCCGCCGCCATTTCGGCGAAAAACTCGAAATCTCCACCCCGGTGGCCTTCACCGGCCGCAACGGCAAGGTGCTCTCCCCCGCCCACAGCCAGCCCTACGCCATCCCCTTCACCTGGCGCGGCTACCAGGCCGGACTGGTGGTCAATCTGGACCCGGTCACGCCCTAACCCCCCTCCCCCGCCGCCGTCCGATCATCGCCGCCGCCCCGGCGACGATCGCTCCGCCGTCAGGCCCATGCTCCCTCGGGAGCCTGGGCCTGGCGCCTTTTGAAAAGATTTTCCGATCCGGGTCGGCTCCCTCTCTTCCTCCGCTTTTCCTTGGTACCAGGGCTTCTTCGGTCAAAACACCGGCCCGGGCCCCTCGCCGCGCTGGCGGCACCCCTAACTTTTTGCATATGGCATTTTTTTGGCAACTCACCTATAAATTAACCAGCTGAAAAAAAACGATTTTTTACCCCCACCCCAAGATGCACGGCGACACTAAAAAAATGCCCAGGTTCCACCATTCCCATGGCAATTCGCCCACGGCCCCTTAGAAAAACCCGCCCATGCCCCAGAAATTCCACTTCATCTCCGGCCTGCCCCGTTCCGGCTCCACCTTGCTGGCGGCGCTGCTCCTGCAGAACCCCCGTTTCCACGCCGGCATGACCAGCCCCGTCGGCACCCTATTTAGCGGCATGCTCAACCAGCTCGGAGCCGGCAGCGAATTCGGCACGATGGTCAGCACCGAACAGCGTCGCCGCCTCCTGCGCGGCATTTTTGATGCCTACTACGCCGACCAGGCGGACAAGGAAGTCATCTTCGACACCAACCGCATGTGGTGCGCCCACATGCCGGCCCTGCTGGACCAGTACCCTGGGGCCAAGGTCATCGCCTGCGTGCGCAACGTGGCCTGGGTCATGGACAGTATCGAGCGGCGCTACCGGGCCAATCCCTACGAAATCACCCGCCTGTTCAACGACGACATCGAACGCAACACGGTCTATAGCCGGGTGGATACCCTGGCCCAGCGCAACCGCCTGGTCGGCTACCCCTGGGCCGCCCTCAAGGAAGCCTTCTACGGCGAACACGCCGAATCCCTCCTGGTGGTCGATTACGACCTGCTGGCCCGGGCCCCGGAGAAGGTGCTGCCCCTGATTTACCAGTTCCTGGGGGAAGATCCGTATCCCCACGACTTCGCTCAAGTGCATTACGACGCCCCGGAATTCGACGCCGCCCTCGGTCTCCATGGCCTGCACAAGGTCCGCCCGGAAGTGAAGATCGAGGAACGCACCACCATCCTGCCCCCCGACCTGTTCGAACAATACGCCGGCCTTTCCTTCTGGACCGACCAGCGCGCCAGCCGCGCCAACGTCATCACCGCACACCCCAGCCGCTAACCCGGAGACACCGCCATGACCGCCTCTGCCAACCCATCCGTCCTCTTCATCGATAGCCGCGTCCCGGACCTTCAAACCATCGTGGCGGCGGCCGAACCAGGGGCCCGCATCGTGGTGCTCGACCCGAACCGGGACGGCATCCAGCAGATGGCGGATGTCCTGTCCGGGATGCGCGATATTGCCTCGGTCAGCGTGGTTTCCCACGGTGATCAAGGCTCCTTGCAGCTGGGCAGTAGCACCCTGTCCGCGAGCAATCTGGCCGCCCACCAGGCGGCCTTGCAAACCATCGGCCAAGCCCTGGCCCCCCAGGGCGACCTGCTGCTCTACGGTTGCGATGTCGGCGAAGGAGCCCAAGGCGCCCAGTTCCTGGCCGCCCTGGCCCGGATGACCAGCGCCAACGTGGCGGCCTCGACCAACCTTACCGGCGGGACGAGTCAGGGAGGGGACTGGAATCTCGAAATCGCCACCGGCGTCATAGACGCGGCGCCGGCCCTCAATACCACGGCCCTCGCCAACTACGACTACCTGCTGCACTCGACCACCGTCAATACCATCACCGACCTAAAATCGGCCATCGCGCTGGGTAGCACCGACGGCCAAGCCGACACCATCACCCTGAGTGGCAACCTCACCTTTGCCTTGGCGACCGACACCATTTCCATCAACGTCACGGATGGTCAGACCATGACCATCGTCGGCGGTGGATTCACCCTGGATGGGGGCTACCTGGCCCAAGTACTCAACGTCACGGGTGGCAGCGTCGAAGTGGACAATCTGACCATCACCCACGGGGTAGTCTCCGGTGCGGGCGCTAATTCGGGAGTGGCTATCGCTGGCGGCAATGCAATGGGAGGAGGCATTTCCAATGCCGGCAACCTGACCCTGAACAACGTCACCGTGACTGCCAACGCCGCCACCGGCGGTGGTGGCGGAGGCGGTGTAACTACAGCCTTCGGCGGCGGTGGCGGCGGCGGCAGTGGGGCCAATGGAATCGGGGGTGGGAAAGGTGGCAACGTTGGCCCTGGGACAGGTGTATATGCAGGAACGAACGGAGGAGCAGGTAACGGAGGTCGCGGCGGAAGTTATCAAGATGCTGTTTCCTCAATTTTCGTATTTAGTGGCTACGGCGGTAACGCCAGCGGTGGAGGCCGGGGAGGGCTCAGTGGTCAGTACAGCTATGCGGCGGGGGGCGCCGGGGCAACGGCAACAGCCAGTGGTCTGACCATCGGCGGAGGCGGTGGTGGTACAGGCTGGGATGGAACCGGCGGTGCTGGCGGCAATGCAGTCGGCGGCATTTACAACTCCGGAACCCTCACCATCATCGGCACCTCCGCCATTACCAACAACCTCGGCGCAGGCGGCGGCGGTGGCGGTGGCGGCGGAGTCGGGAACCACGAAGGGCTTGGCGGTCGCGGCGTTGGCGCCATCTGGAACACCTCAACTGGTACCGTTCAGATCACGGCGGGAAACTATGCCGCCATGACGGGCAATGCCGCAGGCAGTGGCTCTCTCGGCTCTGTGGCTAATTCGGGAACGCTCTCTGGAGCATCATCCCCTGCGGCAGTCGCAAAAATATATAACGCCAGCGGAACGGTTAACACCACCTACGCCCCACCCGTATCGCTCACCAGCGCCACCTATAACGTTTCCACCGGCGTCCTCGCCGTCACCGGCGCTAACATGACCACCGGCGACACCATCGACGTCACCAAGCTCACCTTGACCGGCGAGGGCGGTGCCACCCGGACCCTGACCACGGCCAACGTCACCGCCACCAGCGCCACCGCTTTCTCCGTCACCCTCAACGCCGCCGACCAGGCCGCCGTCGCCCTGTTCCTCAACAAGGCCGGCACCACCTCCACCGGCGGCACCACCTTCAACCTCGCC